CGTAGGCGCGCTCCCGCCGGGTTGGATGCGGCGGGATCGGCGCCGAGTAGGCGCTCTCGTCGTCGCGACAGCGCTCACCGACGCCGGCGCTACACTCGGGACAGGGAACGACGGTCTCGGGTTCGTCGCCGTACCACGCACCGCGACAGTTCACACAGACGGTGATGGTCCCGGCCTGCCCGTCGTCGATCCGCGCCCACTGGTGGGCGTCGTCGATGATGACCGGGTCGTTGGCGCTGGCGTGGGTGTTGCACACCGGCGCGTCGTTGCTCTCGTAGGCGTTGTACGAGCAGGGCTTCCCACTCCCGGTGAGCGCGAGACAGTCCGGGTCCACGTCGGCGCCGTGGATGATGGCGTCGAAGGCCCACAGGCAACGCTCCGCCACGTCCCCCCCGTCCGGCAGCGGCACCGGGTCCTCGCCCTCGTCGCCATCGTCATCCTCGTCGAGGCGGGCGGTCGCCCGGGCGCGCTCCTCGGCGCGATCTTCGATTTCGCAGTCTCGACAGAGCCGCCCGCGGCAGCGCCGGCCGCACTTCCGGCACCCAGTCATCTACTCCACACCTCCCGCAGCGCCGCCCTCGCCAGTGATCGGCGCCGGCTCGTCGTCGGTGGTCGCTGTCTGGTCGATCAGCCAGTTGATCCGCGCGTCGAGGACGCCCCGGCCCGCGTCGGTCAGCGCGTACTGGTTCGTGCGCTTGTCGAGTGGGTCCTTCGCGACCAGCCCCTCCTCGATCAGCGTGGTGAGATTCTGATAGAGTCGCGAGTGGGGAACCTCCTCGTCGCGGTAGCCCTCCAGGGCGCGTTTGATCGCGAGGCCGTAGTCACGCTCCTCGCCGACGCCGTCGCCGCCGAGGATCGCGAGGACGTCCAGTTGGAACTGGGTGAGGTCCGGCGCGTGGGTGTCCTGCTGGCCGCCGGTGAGCATCCCGCCGTCGGTGCGGAGTTCATCATCGGCGGGCATGCGACCGTCGACGTTGCGGTCGGCGTCGTCGACTTGCTCCTCGAACTCGCGACGGTCTCGTTCACGCCGCCACTGTTCGAGCATGGCGACGGCACCGCGAACATCCGTCTCGATGCGGAGCAACACCTGCCGTTCGCCGACATCGTCGACAGTGTCGCGGGCGCGACGAATCTGTGTGGCCGCGGCCCGGAGCCGCGATTCGGTCGTGTCGGACGTCGGATCGTCGTCGACCACCTCGCCACTCCACACGCGTCCGCCGTCAACGTCCTCGGGCTCGCCGCAGTCGTCGCACATGGCGATTTCTGTCGCCCCGCTGGCGTCGGCCATGACAACCGTGTGAGTCGCCGGTTCGGCGCACGGTTCGATATCGTCAACCGTCTCGCCGATGTAGTTTTGACACGTCTCGTTGACGATGGCGGAGTGGACGCCGACGTACTCCGGCTCTTTCTCGGGGTCAATGGTCGGGATTTCGCGCCCCCCGTCGGCCCGGAGGTCGTCGTCGGATATGTCTGCACGCGACCAGTCAGAGTTTTCCTCAAGTAACTCAGCGACCTCGTCATCGAGCGCTTCGCCACAGTCGGGACACTGTATTTCCCAGCGGTCTAAATTAAGCGGCGCCTCCCGACCAACCCATTCGCAGGATGGGCAGTCCCACTGTTGCTTGGTGTCTTGCGATACAATCGCCGTCTCCTCGATTAGCCGCGTAACGCCACCTCCGTGGCACTTGGGACATTTGAGTTTCGTGTCCTCGCCCCGCACGCGCTCCCGGTAGTAGTGAAGCCAGTCGCAGGACTCGCACTTGAGCGGAATGAGATCGCCGTCGTCGCTGCTCGGCCGCCGATCCGCGCCCGCCTCGGCGAGATCTTCGCCGCCGTCAGTCACCAGCGATGGATCGATGGTATCGTCGCGATCAGCACGGCGCCCCGCGACGCGGACGACGTGGGACTCGTCAGTCGTGTGCTTGTGGCGCGTGACGCGCTTTTCGACCTTCTTCGGCGGGCCATCGCGCGGGTGCCCCTCGGTGTGGATCTCGTCGTTGAAGTCACAGTCGAGACAGGTGAGTGTCCACACCGTCTCGATGTCCTCCCCCCCGTCGGCCCGGAGGTCGTCGCTCTCGGCGCCGGCGAGCTGCCCGGCGAGACCGCGCCGACCGTTGCCGGCGGTCTGTTTCGGGCGCTCGACGGGGTCGCCGTGCCACCCACAGTCGTTGCAGGCGTAGGGACCCTCGCCAGTCGGGTGGCGGCCGACGCCGGTATCGCCCTGGATCGCGCGGATGTTCGTCGAGTCACAGTCGGCGCAGGCGAGCGTCTGTTGGGAATCGTTTTCCGCGCCCGTCGCGTTGGTCTTCGTGTCGGTACTTTTGTGTCGATGGGTGTCGTTGCACCCGTCGGCCTTTGTGGATTCCATAGTTCGTGGTGTTCCGCAGGGCCAGCCACCAGCGCGCCCGGATCATTTGGTACGTGGTCGGGCGCGTGGCGGTGGCTAATCAGCCGGTTGTGTCGTCTCGGCTTCTTCGTCGGCCAGTTCGTCCACGCCCTCGCGCTCGACTACGTCGAGTCCGGTCCAGAGCAACCGCCGAATGAAGGTGCTCTTTTGGAGATCGTGGGCGTCGGCCAACGCCTCCACGCGGTCGGTCGTGTCACCGTCGACGCGCGTGGTGATCTGATCGTCAAACTTCATGCGACACCTCGTACTGATGCAGTGCATCACAATAAACGTTGGTGTCCTGCGGCTCTGGCTCATCGCCCCACTGAGTTTCACCGTCTTTGGGGCAACCGTTATGTGATGCAATGCACCACAAATAGGCATGAAGCGAACCGAGCGGATTCAGACCAGCGTGACGCCGGAGGTGAAACGCGACTTTCGGGTCGCCGCCGCCGAGAACGATATGGAGATGGCCGAGTTGCTCCGCGAACTCGTCCACGGCTATCTCGACGAGCGCGCAGAGGCCGACGAGGGAAATCCGAACCCCCCGCTGACGCAGACGGCTGACTGACATCACGCCACCAGCTCCACGCGCGTCCACGGGATTTCCTCGCCAGTTTTCTGGTCGACGACGTAGTAGTGTTCGGGATCGACATCCCGACCGTGTTCGTATTTACGCCGACAGGTCGCACACCACAGATGATTGTTCGTCGGCGACCAGTCGACATCGCCCTCGGGGCACGTGTAGCGATACCGATCAACCGGGTTCGAGCGGTCGATCTGAATGATCGGCTTGCTGTCCGCGGCGGCACTCCCATCCGTGAGTACTGGCACCATGCGACCCGACCGACGGCCGCGGGTGACATATACCGTTTTGTCGGCTGCAGTGAAAGTGAAACCCAATCTCAACGAGGCGCATCGGCACCGAGACAGGATAGCTCCCGATGTGGCCGCGCTCCCCGGCTCTGACGGTAGCGGTGAAAGTGATCCCGATCAGCTTCCCGTCTCGATTCGCACCGTCGCCCCATCGCTATCGCCGTATGGGTCGACGACGAACACGAGATCGGTCGTGTACCGCACCGAGAAATACAGCCGATAGTGTCGGCCCTCTCTGGGCGCCATCACCGTCCGCTTGGGCATCGGCGTCTCGCCCGTCTGGGCGTTGCGCATCGCCTCGTCGTCGGGGCTGTGGGTCACGCCCTGGAGGTCCTCGGCAGTCCACTGCGTCGAGCCGATAGTGACGTCGTTGCCGTAATACGTGCGAATCCAGACGTCGACGACAACCCACTCCTCGCCGTCGGGCGCCTCGCCGACGCCATCAATCGAGTCGGTCGTACGCCAGCGCTCGACCTGATAGTCGATCTCGTTACCCTGGCTCTCGGTCTCGCCCCACTCTCCCACGGCGACGGTGACCGTCTCAGGTTCGGGTTCGGGCGTGGCGGTCGCGGTCGGCGTGGGCGTCGGGGTGGGGGTTGGTGTCGGCGTGGCGGTCGGGGTCGGGCTGGCCGTCGGCGTCGCCGTCGGCGTGGCCGTGGGGCTGGCGGTGGGCGTCGCGCTTGGCGTCGGCGTGGGCGTCGGGGTCGGGCTGGCGGTGGGTGTCGGCGTCGCGGTCGGGTCGGCGGCCGTCCCACCACAGCCGGCGAGGACGAGCAGGGCGGCCAGCGTGACGGGGAGGAGCACTCGCATAGTTGTCACTACCGGCGTAGAGTACAAAAAAGAACCCCCAAGCAACGCGTCAGTCGGCGCGGAACTGGTCGGCCCACCACCGCGAGCGCACCCATCGCTGACGACAGTCCGGCGCGTGCGGGATCTCGTCGACGTTCTCGGCGGCGCGACCGCACTCCGCGCAGCGGACGTCGCCGGTCGGCTCGCCCAGCGCGACGCCGTCGACGGTGACTGGTGTGTCGCTGCGGACGAGTTCGAAGTGCGTCGAGGGGTCGGCGAAGGATTTCGGGGTCATCGCTTGACCTCCAGTCGGCGCTGACAGTCCGGACAGGTCAGCATCCGAAGCAGTGCCGGCGTCCAGGTCTCTGGGAGTGCGACCTCGAAGCAACCGTCGGGACAGGCGGCAGTCATCGCTCGACCTCCACGGCCGCCAGTAGTTGCAGTGCCTGGCGCAGGTGGAACCGGGTGTCGGCATCGTCGTTCGCGACCGTCTCCAGGGCGGCCCGGAGGTGGCGTTCGAGCGCGTCGGTCGGGGACGCGCCCCCATCGGGCCGGGCCAGCACCGCGGCACCGTCGACGGCGCCCTCGATCTCCAGGTCGTCGACGACGTCGTGGCCCCGCGGGAGCCACTTGCAGCCGTTCCAGGTGCCCTCGTGGTAGTCGTGGCGGCCGTCCGAGCGGGGGTCGAGGCGGATGCGCTCCGGCGGGCGGCGCGTGACCACTTCGCCGCTCAGATCCAGCGGCGTGAAGCGGATGGTGAGGCCGTCCGAGCGGTCTTCAGGCATCGCTGTCACCCCGCAGCCACTCGCGGAACTCCTCGGTGAGTCGGTGGTCAGCCTCGTCGAGACGCTCCAGCAGCGCCTCGCTATCCTTCCAGCCGCTCAGTTTCTCGCCGCGTTCGCGGTCCCACACCTCGTGTTTCTGGCCGGTCATCGCCTCGTACGACCGACTCGTCCGCGTGATCCGGCACGCCTCGTTCTGCGCGATCACTTCGATAGCGTCAGACATCGTCCTCCTCCTCGTGGACCGGTGTCACGCGGTCAAGCCGCGAGCGCGGGTAGGCGTACCGCTCGGCGTCGCCGATATCGATGTGCCGGCGTTTTGGGAACACGACCTCCAGCACGGTGTCGTCCTCGGGATGGTCGGGGTTCGCGTCGGCGACGGTGTAGCCGTCGATGTCGTACTCGGCCGCCGTCTCCGGTGGCCGGCCGACGACGATCATCGTCGCGTCGGTGTCAGCATCGCGGTCGGTGACGTGGTCGCCGATCTGGAGCGTCGCGAGGTCGTCCTCGTCGCTGCGGGCGGCCTGCTCAGGCATCCTCGAACACCTCCCCGGACTGAATCTTGTGGAGCGCATCGACGAGTGCGTCGACATCCTGCATCCGGAGCGTCGCCTCGACCTCGAAGTCGTCGCCGACGAGTGACAGCGTCCCGACGCCCTCGTCCTCGCCGAGTGGCTGGAGGCGCGTCGTCTGGATGCGGAGCGTGCCATCGCCGCCGGTCTGCATGGTGAGCTTGTCGTCCTCGATTATCGCGTCCGCGTCGCGGAGGTCTTTCGAGAGCGGCGTCTCACGCATCGGCCAGCACCTCCGAGCAGGCGTCGCCCACGTCGTACTCCTCACAGGCTTCGGCGACGAGTTCGGGGCGAATGCCCATCTCGACGAGCCACCCGGCCCGGTCGTGGAGCCAGCCGGCGACGTACTCGTCGACCATTTCCTGCAGGGGCGCGTCGACATCGGCGACCGCCCGGAAGATGTGGGCGCGAGTCTCCTCGGGGATATCGGCGTCGACGGCAATTTCCGATTCGAGTTCGTCGGCGAGCCACCGCACCTGCGCCAGTCGCGTGTACGTCTCGGCAGTGTCGGTGTGATTCTTCAGCGCCTCGAACACGGGGTACGGCAGGCGTTCGTCTTCGGGCTTGTACGGGTCGCTGCCGGCGTATTTGAGTTTGTTCGCGTAGGTCATGGTTAGTGGTCCTCCTCGAAGTCGGTCACTCGCTCGGGACAACTCGGCCGACAGTGCTCGTAGCCACACTCGGGGCACAGCACGCCGTCGGCGATCAGCCGGACGAACCGGAGGTGGTAGCACGCGCCCCCGGCCGGTCCCATCCGATACTCGAAGTCCTCGCAATCGCACGCCCCGTCGCGGAGGTCGACGACGTGGGTGTCGCCCCCGAGGCGCTCGACCTTGAACATCCCCGGGGCGATTTTCTCGGCCCGCAGCGACCGGAACCGGGCGCGGCGGGTGCGCGGACTCGCGGTGTCGTGAGTCGTGCTCATAGTTGTCCTCCACAGAACGGACACTCTGCGTAGTCGGCCGGGACGCCGTACCCACAGGCGCCACACTCGGTCCAGTTGCCCTCGCGGTGGCACTCGTCGCCGGCGCGCTCGGTGTCGGCCGGGGTCTGGATCAACTCGCGGGCGCGCATCAGCGACCTCCATACAGGTCCCGGGTCGTCACGTACGGGCGGTGGACCCACCCGACGGCGTCGGCGACGTGGTCGTGGATGTACGCCTCCAGCGCGGTGTCGTCACCGCCCCGCAGCGGCGTCGTCCGCTCGACGCGCCCGTCGGCGTCGAAGCGGTAGACGAGCCGGGCGTCGCGGTCCGCGTGATGGTGGTAGCCCTCGCCGTCGACGCCGAGGTAGGCGTGGCGGGGGGCAGTGCGATACTGGCGGTCGGGGCCGGAACTGACTTGTCCGGCGCGGTCGGATTTGCTCATGCTTCCTCTGGGAAGCGGGTCGGCTGTTCCAGCAGCCGGCCGTTCTGCGACGGCCACCCCGCTTCTACAGTTACTACTCTATTCGCCAGCTACTAATAGATTACGTTGTAAGCCTATATCGAAGGCTTGTGTTGAACGCTGTTGTCGTAAACCTTACATCGCGGGCGTGCATCGGTAGGTTTGTGAGCACCACAACCGAATCCGCGGGTATGCTCGATCCGGACGATCTCCGCGAGGTCGACGAGGAGATCGTGGTATACCTGGCGGAGGGCCGTGTGACGCCGGCGTATGCCCGCGCCCGACTCGCCGCCGACGACGTCGGCGACTACTCGCGTGGGTACGTCCAGCAGCGGCTCGCTCGACTGGAGGAGCACAGCCACGTCCAGAATCTCTACGAGACTGGCCTGTACGAACTCGTCGACGACCCACGGGAGGAGACATGAAACAGTACAAGTGCGATATCTGTGGGCGCGAGCAAGACCACCGCCCGGCCGGCGAGGTGACGTTCGACCCCGACGACCGCGTTGAGAACACATACCAGCGACGGCGCCCCGATGGGCAGGAGATCGTCACCGAGATGGACTTGTGGGCGACGAACGTTGCGTACTCGCTGTCTCGCTGGGTCGCTGGCTTTCGCGAGCAGGGCTTTCCGGACCTCGATCACGTCGCTTCGTTGGTCGCCGTCCTCCAGCGAAAGATGCGGCCACTGGACGACCAGTACGACCGTATCGACTCGCTGCCGTTCACCGCCGTCGTCTCCCTGGAGGTGTACCGCGAGATTCTGGGTATCGACAGCCCCGTCCACCTGCAGGGTCACCTGCGACGCCAGCTCGCAGACGGCTTCCGCGTCCACGAGTTCTTCGGACTCAGCGAGATACCTCACCCGAACACTGGCTGAAGACGGAGACACCCCGGCCGATTTCTAATCCTGCCGTATAAACGCTGACGCGAACACAGACAGCAGCTGGGACGAATCTCCGGAATGTAGAGCAAGACGGACATCGCGGGCCGTGGCTGTCGCTACCCGCCCCGCTCTCGGAGTGTATCCGCCCCCGGTGAAAAACCGCAATCGGGGGCTACGGCCGCCGTCGCGAGAGTCGCACCAGCACCTCGTTGCCCCCGCGCCAGACCCGCCCCTCGACGTCGTATGGCTCGCCGCCGATTGACACCACGTCGCCCGGCGCGGGGACGGCACACGTCTCCCAGACGGCCAGCCAGTCGTCCTCGGGGAGGGCAAGCGCATCGGAGCATCGCACGGTGACCGTCATGACACCCACCGCGCGTCGGGGAGGATCGACTCGACGAGGATCTGCTCACCCTCGGCGGGATCGTAGCCCACGCCGCGGTAATGCTTTTTTAGGACTGACGGCCGGAATGGTTGTAGCGCCGAGGAGTGCTCGTGATGGGCGTAGACGGCGGTCCCGCTCGGCGCCTCGAAGAGCATGATGTCGACCTGCCAGCCGTCGTCGACGGCGTCGCCTCGATACACCCAGGCGCCCTGTTGACGTCGGCCGTCGGGCAGGGTCTTGCTCGCGCTCAGGACGTTCCGGCGACACCCAGCCTGCCAGAGCAGGCGCTCGGTCTGTTCGGGCGTGGCGTCGAGGACGCCCACGCGCTCTCTCGCGTCGATTGCGTAGGCGGCGCCGACGCCGCCGAGCAGCGGGTCGAGGACGCGGTCGAGGATCGGGAGTGCGAGCGCGCGGACCACCTCGACCCAGTCCGCAGCGGGACCGAGACGGCGAGTCGTCCCGACGTAGACGACGAGGGCCATCGCGAGGGCCGCGGCGAGGACAGCGGACGATACTGGGGGGAGCGGGACAGTTGGGACTGGTCCCATGCGCGAACGCCGACAGCGCCGCCTTAGATATCGCCGATCGGGAAGTCCCCGGACCAGACCGATAGGCCGGTGCCGCTGTCGTCGAGGACGACGACGTGCGTCCAGTACCCGGCATAGGTACCGGTCGTATCCTGCTCGATGTCAAGCGTGATCAGTTCGCTGGTGCCGTCCGAATCGGAATCGGAGATGGTCAGCGAGACGCCCGTATCGGCATCGGAAAGCGTGGCTTTCGAGGCGAGGTCGTCGGGGATGTCGCTCACCTCCGCGCCGAGGGGCAGCAGATACCAACTGACGTCGGCGCCGGCGACGTCGTAGTCACTGCCGTCTTTCTGGATCGTGAACTCCCAAATCTCCGATTCGCCGGCGACGTAGTGGTCGTGGGGCGTGATCGTGCTCATGGTGTCGATATCGAGGGTGCGCTGTTGGGTCTCGGTCCAGGCCAGCGTCCGGGCCTGTGTCTCCGTCCAGACGAGCGTGCGCTCGACGGTCTGGGTGATCGCCGCCGGTGGGACGTACGCCCCGGCCGGTTCGACGACGTCGACGACGTCGACACCGGCGGTCGCGATCGTCGGTGCCGTCACGCTCCCCGCGGGCTGGATCGCGTCGACCGTCGCGGCCGTCCCGGCGCCCGTCGCTGCGGCCGAGACGTTCGCATTCGGCTCGGCGGCGGTCACCGCGGCGACCGATCCCGAGAGCGTGATCGCCGTGCCCAGCGTCGCCGTCCCGGCTGGCTCGACGACGCTCACGACGCCGACGCTCGCACTCGCGGTGGCCGGCGCCGTGATCGACGCGTCGGGCTGGACGACTGCGGGGGCGGCCACGCTCCCGGACCCCGTTGCAGGCGCCTGGGCGGCCGCTGTGGGCTCGGCGGGCGTAACGACACCGACCGTGCCCGCGATGCTTGTCGGCGCGTCGACGGCGCCGCTGGGGGCCTGGACGACGGTGGTCTGGGCCGAGGCGTCACCGGTCGTCGGAGCATCGGCGCTCCCGCTCGGTTCGGCAGCGGTGATGGTCGCGCTTGAGGCCGAGAGCGTGATCGCCTCGGCGGTCGCCTCGCCGTATTCGGCGTCGCCATACTCAAACTGGCCGTACTGAGCAGTAGCCATGATGGATTCGCCCGCGGGCGGTTTAACACCCCGGAACGTGTTAGATACAGTCCTCGTCAGCGAGCAGCACCGCGGCGTCGTCGACGACCTCGATGGCGTGGTCGACCGCGCGGGCCGTCTCCTCTGGGTGGGCGTCGCGGTCGATCTGCTCGAGGAGCTCCTTGGCCGCGAAGGCGCGGTCGGCGTCGGAGTGATCCTCATCCATGGTCGGAGAGTGTACCTCGTGGATAGTTATAGGTGGTGCCAGTATTGTTGCCACACTATTGTAGCAAAAGAGTTAAGTGGTTGCCACACTATTGTAGAAATGTGATGAGCCGAAACACGACGCGGTTCGATGCGGCGGTTGAAACGTTCGAAAATGAAGGCCTGAGCCAGCGCGAAGCCGAAGCATACGTTTCCCGGCGGATCGCTGGCCTCGGTCGCCAGGAAGCCGCGCAGAGGCTCGATATCGAGCCATCGACGCTCGATACGCTCGTCGAGCGCGCGAAGTCGAAGAACCCACAGCTGCCCGGCATCAGCCAAGTCGACTACCCCGACTCGACGAAAGATCGCGAAGTTGCGGCCGCGCGGATCTGGTTCGAGAACGGCGCTCAACTCCGCTACGTCAAGCGCGAACACGAAGATGGCACGGTCGCGCTCTCCGAGGAGACGTTCGGGGCAGACGACTCACACAGCGTGCTGGAGTCGTTCGAGGTCGGCGGCGCGGGGGACGATGTGGCCGCGTTCGCGCTCGAATCGATCAGCGAGTACCTCCAGAGCTACCGCGATCCCGAGACGTGTCGGATGGACTGGCCGCACGTCTTCGAGGCGATCACGCTGCACGAGGCGTAGGCGATAGATTAGTGCCGCGAAGGTATCAGTCGACACGCTCAATCTCGAAGCGAGTGGTTTCATCCGAGACTGTCTGCGTTGCTCCTGTGGTCTGTTCTGCGCGGGCAAGGACCAAAGTGCCTGGGTCAAGCTGTTTGGTCACCGACCGCCGCATCCCAACAGGTTGGTTGGTTTGGTCGACAGATTGCGTCCAGACCGTGTCCCGATTTCCATGATCAATCGACAATGTCATCGATCCTGTAGAGCTGAACGCCTGCCACTGGATTTGGGCAGTGATGCAATAGACTCCCCCCTCTTTGATTGTGACTGTGCCGTCCTCGCCACTGCCGGTGTTGGGATCAGATGGTCCTGACACGAACTCCGAGAGTGAATCGATAATGGCATTGTTAAAACGAATCACAATTTCGTTGCCACTGTCGTAGTCTTGCGTGCTGTCGAGTTTCACAGCCAGCGATGTCCGCTCTTGGGCTGTCGTTGCCGTCGCCGATCCGCGCCGCCCCCCAACGATCCCCGTGAAATACTCCCCAGTCGCCCAATTAACATAATTGCCCTCCATCCAGAGGACAGGGAGATCGTCGTGGCGGTTTTTCGGGACGACTGGGCGGACGTGCTGGGTCACGGCGTCCGTGATATCGGTCACGCGCCACGTCTGATAATCGTCGGTCGCCCAGCGCTGGATCTTGCTGGCCCGGTGGTCGCCGACGCTCGCGTAGACGGTGCCCGCGGTCGTGGGGTCCAGAACGACGCCGTTTGAGTAACCCTGTTGCCCATTGACGCCAGCGGACATGAACGACCCTGCGTCGGTCAGCACTTGCGTCAACCACGACGAGCCGTCCCACCGCGCGTGATGGTAGCGATGGTCCGACAACACATCCGAATCCCACGTCGCCCACACGATCTCGGGATTGCCGCCGTGCGTGGCCGATCCCCAGACCCATGCCTGCCGTCCAGTCGACGACGAATCGTAGACTTGCGTGGCGTTCGTGACGGCTGTCGGCGGCGAGAGTGCGGTGCCGTCCGAGGCGCGGAGTGTCCCGCTGTCGAGATAGGCATGATACACGTCGGCCGCCCCTGTCGCGTTGGGCTTCTCCGAATCCGTAAGGGCCATCTCAACTCTGGACTGCCCGTCAGAATGCAACTGGAAGTAAACGTCCCCGCTCCCGCCGCCAGGCGTAAACAGCGTCGACTGACTGCTCCAAGAACTCCCGTCGTCGGTTGAGTAAACGTAGTCCAGCGAATCGCTCGCTCGGAAAAAGATGTAGACGCGGCCCTCCGTCGAGTTGTTGACGACGTTGGCGTAGGTGTAGGGTGCCCCAGAGAGGACGCTCTGCTCGGCGTCGAACGTAGAGATATCCTCGGCCGACGAGGAGATGCGCACGGCCAACGGACTTCCGCTGTGGGGCGAATAGGCATAGATCAGTCGCCCATCGTCGAGGACGGCAACACTCGGGTTGGCGTGATCGTCGGGGTCCAGCGCGGCGGACAGCGTCGTCGTCGTGACTGTGCCCGTGGAGTGGTCCAAGGACGCCGCGACGATGTCGCCCGCGCGGTTGACCCACCCCGTGTAGGTCTTATCTGCCGTGTCGGCGTAGTGGACCGCCCGCGGGTTGGTAAACCAGACCCACGCCCCGTCATCGGTTAGTTGCGTCTCGCCACTGCCGACACCGAGCCGCCCGTCGTCGATAGATGCGGACTGTGCATCTACCGACCCGAAGACCGCGTCGGCGAACACGCGCCGGTCGGAGATGTCGCCACTTCCCGTGTCCGAGACACCACCCCCGACCCACACCTCCGCGACGACCGCGGCATCGGTCGCCGAGAGGTCCGGCGGCTGGGGCTGGTAGGTATCCCGGCCGGTTTCCCCGGAGGGCGCTGCGGGCGCCGCCGTCCCGGTCGCCACCTGGGGCGTGCCCGCGGAGTCGATGTAGACGACGTCCTTCCGAGGGTCCGAATTTGAGGCCGACAGCGTCAGCGTCGTCGCGCTCACGCTGACGCGCGAGCCGGCGACGATCGCTTCGCCGTCAGCCACGTCGATCTCCATCGCGTTCGTCCCATCGCTCGCGGCGCAGCCGGAGACGATGGCGTTCTGATACCGGCGCTGCTGCTGGTTGAGGTCGAGAGCCTGCGCGCCCCAGCCGTTCTGAATGTCGTCGGCCATAATTAGTACTGAAATGCCCCGTAGGAGTGGGGCTCGTCGTCGATGATGTCTACCTGCACGATGTCGCCCTCGTCGGAAGTGCGACCGACAAGCGGGAGTGCCACCATCCCGTGGAGGACTGCGCGCCGTCGCATACCCTCACGTCTGCGGGCATACCTATCAATCTACTGCCACCCGTCACGGCGTCAGGTTGATGATGCCCTCGGCGTCGAACGTCCACGTGAAGTCCTCGCCGTTGGTCTGTTTGGGCAGGTCGGCCTCTTCGGAGTCGTCGAAGATGCGGATGATCGGGTCGTCACCGGGAGTGGTGTCGTCGCCACCGATCTGCTTGTAGATGAGGACCGCCTCGACGGTCTGGCCGCCAGTATTCGAGCCGAGATTCGACCACGTCACGTCGTCGGCATCGTAGACGGCCTCGGAGTCGGTGTTGTCCTCGGTCCACGCGGCGTTCGCGAGCGTCTGTCGCGAGTAGTTCGTGTCGTCGAACTCCGCGCCGGTTGTGCCGCCGTCGAGGACGTCCGCGACGAACTCGTGGGCGTTGGCGTCCGGCGAGTACTCGGTGGTCGATTTGAGCAGTGCGACTTTGATCGTCCCCGACGCGACGTCGAGGTTCTGCTGGGCGATTTGGGTAAGCGTTCGGATTGGGATCATGGGTCTGGATCAGAAGTCCGCCGCGGTCTGGAACTCGGCCCGCGGGGGCGTCATCGGGGTGCTTAGATCCGGTCGCTGTGCTGTTCGAGTCGGCCCTGGATGTCCGCGACCAGGTCCTCGACGCGCTGACGCGAGGCGATCGGCAGGGTCACCCGGCCGTCCTGGACCGACGGCGCCCCGCGGAGTGTCCAGTCCTCGCGTTGGGGCAGCGCCGACGCCGAGATGGCTTCGAGCACCGACCACCCCGCCGGGAGGTCGGCGATGGTCGCCGTCCCGGACTCGACCGGTTCGGAGAGTTCGTCGACGAGGTAGTAGGCGATCGACCGACAGATGGCGTCGGTGCTCGCCCCCGTGAACGTCCGTTGGAGCTGCTTGCGGTCGTCGGGGCCGCCGATGGCGTACTCGCCTTTGGGCTTCCACTCGTAGTCGATCACGAGTGACTGTCCGTCGCTGATATTCCCGGTCGACGTCGCCGCGAAATTGCCGAGCAGGTAGTTCATGCTATAATCGGTGCCGCGCGTGTAGACCTGCCCCGACGCGGCGTCACGGACCTGCTCGCGACCGGGGATGAGGTTGTCGTGAGCGAGGCTCACCTCGTTCGTGGTGTCGGCGGTCACGCTCTCGGCACGGACGGTCTGGGCGCCGCCGCGGATGTCGGCCCACTCGACCTGCCGGCCCAGCGTCTCGGTACTCCACTCGTAGTCGACCAACTCCAGGTCGCGGTCGCTCGTCCGGTCGCCCGTGTTCGCCATCTCGACGACGATCTGGTCGTTTGACTCGTCCCACGAGAGTCCCCACAGCGCGTCGCCCCGAGTCACGAGGCCGGTGAGGGTGTCCTTGCGGTCGCCGGAGAATTGGTCGTTCTGCAGGGGTGGCGAGTCGCGGACGTCCTCGAAGAGCGTGTAGGATTCGAGGGTCTGGGAGTTGTAGTTCTGCAGCGGCGTGTTTATCGACCGACTCCCGTAGGCGTCCAGCGTCACGCGGAGCTGGATGTCGGCGCCGGGGCTCGCGAAGTCGACTTCGAGTGTGTCGGTATTCGCGGCCGTCTGGTATGTGGACCCGTAGTCGTTGGAGAGCGCGAGCGCCTGGTTGCCGGAGACGTCGTCGAACGCGGCTTCGATCCGAGCACCGGTGGCAGAGAGGAACCCCTCGTGCAGCAGGATCGCGTCGACGCCGTTGGGCGGATGTGGCGGCGGGTCGTTATAATAGACGCTGCTGTCCCATGTGTCCATGTTCCAATTGACATGGTCGTGATACCGACCATCGTATAGAGCAATGCCGTCGACGAAAAAATCTCCACTCAAGTCGCCGTTGGAGTCTTCTTCGACGTATATCACGAGGGTGTGTTCACCCGCTTCTACGTCGCTATTGATTCCCGAAGCGAGGCCGGCTTGCAGCTCAAAAAGCGTATGTTCGACGCTGGAATCGCCGAACACAAACCGTGAAAACTCCGTTCCGTCCAATTCGGCGACGAGATATCCAGTGAACCCGTCTGTGCTTTGCCGAAGAACAGGAACAAAGTCGCTAGCCGCGACCTCGAACGGAAACGAGAACGTCAGCGAGACATTTGTGTCTCGCAGGTTGACGGCTCCCGCGCCGGACCACTGCGGATCGCCGCTTCCGGGCCAGTCAACATTGTCAGTGATCCCAGAAACGGCCTCGTCCTCGGCCTCGAACCACTTGTTCGTCTCGGTGACCGAGAGATGACCATCCGAGTCGATGACGATGGGGCTCTGCGGACCGGGGTCCTCGAAGTACCCCCGCATCGAGGCTTCGTCGTCGACGGTGTCGAACTCGCGATTCGAGGCGTCCGGGGAGGTGACGTTCTTCCCATACTTCGTGTCGTCGATGACCTTCGAGACCGCCGCGTGCATATCCGTATTCGAAAACTCGTAGCGAGCGGGCACGTAGAGGTCCGTTCCGCCCTCGGCTCGGAGGACGGTCCGCCCCGGTTGCTGTTCGACGCCGACGAGCGTCTCGATCGGGAGGCGCTCGCCGTCGTGCCAGACCCGGACGGTGGCGTCGTCGAAGGCCGACTCACTCCAGGCGGCGTCTTTCGCGACCGGGAGTGTCACCGCTTCGAGGCTGTTCACAGCCGGCTCGTGCTGGGGCGTGCCGACGATGGTCGGCGTCCGCGTGCCGGCTGGTCCCTCCACCTCAACGTACCAACCACTCGTCGGCGCCGCGTCGCTCGGGCGGAGGCTGTCCGATGTCGTCTGGGTAGTCGTCGCCCGGGAGACGACGTGCTCGGTGCGATTGCTGACTCGCCACTGGTAGGTCACGCCCGGGACGATCGTGTCGTCGATGTGTTGGGTGCTCCCGGCGTTCTTCGTCGCGATGGTCTCGTAGGCGCCGAAGCCATCGCTGTACTCGCGGCGGCGCTCGACGAGGATGTCGTCCTCGTTGTCGGCGGTATCGTCCCACGTGATCGTCGCCTGGGTGGCGCCGATCGTGTCGACCATGACACTCCCCGGCGCTGGCAGGAGCGTCACCTCCGAGACACCAGCCCACGCCCCGCTGACGTGTTCGGTCTCGTGTCTCGCCCGGAGATCGTATTTCTCGCCGTCGAGCAGGCCACCGATGACGAGGTCGCTCCCGTCGTGCGCGACGGTGACGTCGTCGCCGTAGGCGTTCCCACTCCCGGTGACACGCTCCTGGGCGCGGTAGGTTCCGTAGTCCGCGACGCCTGGGTTTGGAATGGTCAGTTGGTCCTCGACCGAGGCGTCGATCGGCGTGATGTCGTCGACGGTGAGATCCCGCGGATCGGTCGTGCGGGTGAGCGTCCCCGAGTCGGATTCGGCGTCGGGGTAGATAGCGGTGACTTTGAGGACGTACGCCTCGCCGTCGCGCTGCTCGGGGGTGGTGTACTGCGTCGCCGACGGCGTCTGGTCGCTCCCGAGTTGCGTAAACGTCGACCCGCCATCGGTCGACCCCCGGATTTCGAGGTGATCCTCGTCGGTGCCACCACGAGTCCACGCACAATCGAACTCATCGGATATTCCGTCGCCGTTGCCGTCGACGACGTCAAGTGTGTCGAAGGTCGGCGCCGGCGCGTTGGTCGTCTGTGTCTGTTCGGCACTGCTTGTCGACCCGGACGAGTTCGACGCGACGGCGACGTAGTGATAGGTCGTCCCCTGCGTGCGTCCCGTGTCTTGGTAGGTCTTCGTCCCGCCCGAGGACCACGAGGTGATCTGGTTACCCGAATCGGGTGAGAACCCGCTCGCCGTTGAGCGATGGAGCGACCACGATTCGGCGTTCTCTCCAGCGAGTTCGAGGCTGATCGATGTGTCGGTGTGTCCTGTGATGGTGAGTGAGACGTCCCACGGAACGTCGGTAATGACGACGACCGCCGAGCCGGCGTTACCCCCGCCGTCCGTAGCTGTCTCGGCGGTGAAATCGGCGTGTGACGCCGTCGACCCCGGAAATCCATCTTGACCGGGCGTGTCTGGATACTCCCCACCGTCGCCGCCATTACCACCGGGTCCGGACCCATCGCCGTCTTCTCCGTTGTCAGCGTTCAAGTCGCCTTGGCCGCCGAACCCACCACCGCCGCCCCCGCCACCACCGCCGCCGTCGAGATCGACTGCGTTTGGTCCGAGGCCCGCGCCTCCACCACCTCCACCACCACCGCCAACAACCGCGATTTCGGCACTGTCGCTGTCTCGAATGACAACCGTCTCGCCCCCACCGCCACCACCGGGACCCTGGTCGTCTGGCTCGGTCGAACCTATGTCGCCACCCTTGCCGCCATCGTCGGCGGGACTCGCCCCTCCGTCACCACCGTATCTGTTTCCTGCATCGGAACCGGCATCGGCGACCAGGACCGAAAACGTCTCGCCGCCGGTAACACCGACCTCGCCGAGGAGATACCCACCGTTGGCACCGAGACCGGGGCCGGTATTCTCACCACCGTCGCCGTCGCCCCCGCCCGCGCCGAAGAGTTCGAGGCGGATTTTGGGTACGTCGGGAGCGGTGTACGTCGAATCGGAGTTGCCCGTATCGTAGGTCGTCGCCATCTATCGTAGCACGCTCCGGTCGAGGAGTGTCCGCTCGGGCTGGGGGTCGATCACGGTCGCGGCGGCGATCGGATCCAGGCGCGTGACGAGGGCGCTCGGCACCTGGAGGTCATCGGGACTGTAGAGGAGGAGGTCCTCCCAGCCGCGATGCAACACGGCGGCGAGATCGAACAGATTGCCGTTCGTGCTGTTCTCGAACGTGAGCCGCGCGCGGACCTGCGCGGCGCCGGGATGGGTGAGATCGGCGTCGAACAGTTGCCAGTCCGCGGCGTTGAGCGAGACGTCGGCCCACTGGCTGTTCGCGTCGTCCCAGCGCTCCGCGGTGAGCGTGTTGCTCGCCTCGTCGAGCGTCACTCGGAGGCGGCCGTTCGAGAGGAGTAGGTCGCCCTGGACGTTGTGGTCGGGTTTGAATACCTGCGTCCATGCAAAATCGCCGTCAGTGTCGGTTCTGGGATCGCCGTGCGTATCAAACACCGCGGCATCGGTGTTGCCCTCCTCGGCGTAGGGCACATCGTAGGCGAGGTACGGGCGGTCACCGAATCCCGACGGCGCCGACTCGACGTCGAAGCGATCGACGTCGCCGAACTCCGCGCTGACGGTGTCGTCGGCCGTGGCCGATTGCGTATCGTCTTGGATGTAGGTGAGCCACTGGACTTTCGACGCCGTCGCGGGGATGCCGACGTAGCCGGTCGTGTCGTTCCCCCACGGGTGCGACCGCTGTTTGGCATCGGTTCGGATGGCGCGGCAATGCGATCGGCGTGTCCCCTCTTTCGAGAGGTCGCCGTCGAAGTTGATCACCGCCGGCGTCTGTGGGGCCGCCCGACTCGTCGAGCCGCCCTCAGTCGTGTAGTATCCATCCTCGGGGGTCGGTGCGCCGACGCCGTACAACACGACCGACTCCAGAGCGTCGGCCTCGAGGAGTTCGCGCAGTTCGGTGGTCGCGCGCTCGGCGTACTTCCCCTTGTACTGGCCGTCGACGCGGTACCCGCCGGGTTGTGTCCCCGTCGCCGTGACCGAGCCCGTCCCGTCGAGCCCGGCGAGCTTCGTGAGTTGCTTGGCGACGTCCTGGCGTCCGGAGGTGGGTTTGAACGTCCCACTCGGCAGGACAGCCGTGTAGAGGCGGTGGTCCGTCATCGGTTAGGTTCCTCGCGGAGTGCGGGCTTCGGCATCGTAGGTTTCGCCCAGGTCGGCGATGGCGACACCGGTGAGCGACCCCGAGAACGTCGTCGGCTCCTCGCCGTTGAACGTCGTGCTCGGCTCCTCGAAGGCGACGGTGACGGGGTCGTACACGCCCTGGTCGCTGCGCTGCCCGTAGTGCAGTTCGGCGACGCCACCGCTCCCGAGCGAGCCGGCGAGGCTGTCTGGAAGCGAGTCGGTGCGGGTGTTCTTGAGCCAATAGGAGAGACACTGCATCTTGCGGAGGGCGTGTTCGCCGGTCGCGTCGGTCTTGGTGAGTGTCGTCTCGTCGCCGGTATCGCCCCACTGGAGGAGCGCCCCGTCGAAGCCCGATTCGCCACTCCAGGAGGAAAACGAGAGCTCGACGAGGAACTGCCCAATCCCGAGGTCGATCTGCACCTCTTCGTTGAGGCCGCCCTCCTGGCCGGTGATCTCGTTGTAGAAGGTCGCGAACAGTTGGGCGGTCGTACTCGAAATCGTCCCCGTACGGGTGCGTTCGGTAACGCTGATCGCAGGGTCGCCACCGATGAACTGGAATTTCGCTGTTCGCGTCGATCCCGATTCATCTGGGTCGCCGGTGACGCGGATCTCGAAGCGCTTTTCGTAGTCTTGGAGTGTCATCGGTGGCCGAATCTATTTTTGTCGGTGGAGCGAACAGTCACGTATGGACGCTGCGGACATCGTTCTGTACGGCGGCCTCGGAGGAGGTGGTGTGGGCGGGTTGTATGCCGCTTACACCCGCCCCGACTGGTTTCTTGGCGTCCTTGCGTGTGCGCTGCTCGTCTCCGTATTCTACATCTACCGTCTCGAAACGTGGCTGGCAGCTGCCCGACGCTCAGAATGAGCTGGTGAGTCGGCGCCGGAGTTCCTCCTTCACCTCGCGTTTAGCCTGCTCCATCGCCCGGTCAAGCTCGCGTTCGTCGACGCCCTCGGCGGTCACGTTGTTCTGAACAGTCACGTTTGTCGGTCGGGCGCTGATTGACTCGGTGTTCGACGCGGTCGGCGTCGACATCGTCATCGCACGTCGGTCGCGCTGGCCGATGTTCGGCAGATCGGGGAGCAAGTCCGACCGGGCAGCGAGTTGCGACCCGATCGCGGGGAAGCCGATCGACGACCCGGGCGAGGAGCTTGCACCACCGCCACCACTAAGCGCCCGTCTCACGGCTTCGAGCGCACCAACGCCAGCACCAGCGCCAAGAATCTCCTCGATGCCCACCCCCGAACCGCCACCTGTGGGGCGGGTCGTGTAGGTACCCTCGTCGAGGTTGATGTCCGTCGGCGCGGGCGTGTCTGGTGTCGGGTCGATGGCGGGCTGGTTCTGTGGATCGGGCGTCCCGGTCTCACCGCTCGGCCGATCGCCGCTACTCGGGCCGGCCATCGGGTTCGTGACCGGGGCGGGCGTGTCGTCCGTCGTGCGGTCGTCGTCGGGTGCTGGTGTGGGCGATGGAGATGGCGATGGCGCCGGCGTCTCACTCGGTGTCGGTGTCTCGCCCGGGGCCGGGATGTCGATCGGGAGCCAGTCCGGTTCGGGGATCGTCAGCGGGTCGAGGGCGCCGGGGACCGGCACCTCCACCGGATCCAACGGCCCTGGCACCGGCACGTCGACGGGGTCCAGCGGTGCCGGGACGGGGACGTCGACCGGATCCAGCGCTGGCGGGACGGCGATCGGTGGGATGTTCGGCGGATCGAACTCGAAGTTCTGCAGGAACGACACGAGGCCGGCACCGAGCCCCCCGATCGCCCCCAAGCCGAGGAGCGCGCCGCCGAGGGCGCCACCACCACCGCGGCCGAGTGCTCGGTCGAAGTTGCCCTGTTCCTGGGCGTCGAGAAGGTCTCGAAGCAGGTCGTTGCGCGTCTCGGCGAGGCCGACGAGGTCGCTCGTGTGATCGACGACGTCGCGGCCGCCGCTGCCACCAGCGAGTTGGGCCGTGCCGCTCGTCCCGCTGTCGACGCCGGCGACGGCGTCGCCCAACTCCGCCTCGATTTCGGCGCGCGCGTCCCGCAGCGAGGACTGATCGACGACGACGTCGAGTTCTACTTCCGAATCGAATTGTGTCATATGAATGAGTCTCCCCCCGGCATCGGCGGGTTGAACACCGGGGCGAGGATCATGAGGAGTTCGAGGTCGCGCCAGCGGTACTCCCGCACGTCGCGAGGATCGTGACCGTGGATCATCGCGAGCCCGATGGCGTAGTCCCGGATTAGCTCTCGGTCGACCGTTCCCGTCGCTTTGCCGCGACCAACGCGCCGAAGCTCCGCCGCTCGCCGTTTCCCACTGACATGAGTTCGTTGATCCGGTCGTTGGCCCACTTGAGGTACGGGACGGGGAGTTGCGCCGTCGCGGAGAGTTTCGCCTCGAACGTCTCGGCGTCGTCGACGTAGGGTGCCTCGACGGTGCCCTGGGCGACCATGTAGACGCGACCGGCGCCCTGCCCCGGCTCGACGTCGGCGCCGACGCGGCTGTCCGCGATCCGGTCCTCGACTTTGCCGAACTCGCCGCCGGTCGGTGCGGCGAGGGTGACGGTGTCGAACGCCTCGTCGACCGGCGTTTCGTCGTCCTTCTCGTCGTCCAACGCCCACTCGACACCCTGGAGTCGGTTGTCGATGCGTTTGCCCTGGTCTTCGAGGCTGTCGTAGGCGGGGTTCGACGGCTCGATCCAAGCGAGCTGCTCGGCCAACTCCTCGCGAGCCTCCAGCAGCTGGTCGCGCTCGGCTTCGAGGTCGATCGTCGCGGTGTCGAGGGGCATTTACGCGACGCTCACCCCGTTGACCTGCCAGGAGATGCTGTCGGTGGTGTCGGTCTCGGCGGCGACGAGGTCCGCCCACGCGTGGGAGTTGGGCGTGACGTTCGAGAGATTGTACGTCGCGACGGCCGTCCCGCCGGCGGTCGCGATGTCCAGTGCCGCGGAGACACCACCGACAGAGTCCTGCGGCGCCGTCGACGCCGAGGCGCCGTACGCGAGTTCGAGTTCGTCCGTCCCGGTGACGATGGCGTCCGTGTCCAGCGTGGCGTTACACGGCCCGACGACGGCGTCGACGGGGGCGCGCTGGGCGCCGCGGCGGAACCGGGAGATACCGCTGATCGACAGTGTTGCACTCTGGAGGTACTGCCCCTGGGCGTTGCTATCGATCGTGAGGGTGGTCCCGTGGTACGGCACCGAAGAGCCATCCGAGACGGTGGTGACGCTGGAGGGCGTGATCGACGTGTTGAGTGCCTCGTCGGCGTAGGCCATCGTGAGGACGTACCGGACGAGGCTGTCCTCCTCGTAGATGAGTTGGTACTCCAGCGGGATGCACGCCTGGAGCTCGCGCTCGGCCGTCCCCGACAGGTAATCGAGGCCGGCGTACACGCGACCGCTCGGGGCGGCGCCCGGTGTAAATCCCGTGCCGGCGTCGTTGAACACCAAGTTGTGGACTTGATCGTGGACGTCGTTCGAGACGTCGGCCTCGACGGCGAAGGCGCCCTCGAGACGCTGGGCGATCGACTCGACGGACTCCGTCTCGCCGACCGCTCGCGAGCGCTGGAGCGCGTTCGTCAGCTCCAGTTCGGTGACCGAGACGTTCCGCCCGAACTCGTAGTACGACGGCGTCCCCGGTAGGGTGTTGAAACTGTCTTCGACGACGAACGCGAGGCTCGCCGACCCCGCGCCCGTCATGCCGATTCACCTCGCGTCTGTGGTATCGTTGTCATGGTACTGAAATTATAGCGTCTCGAAGCCGTCGAAGGCGACGTCGAAGTCGTAGCGGTGATGCTCGGCCCAGTCCGCCATCGCCGGCGTCTCGTTGGTGATCGTCAGGTGTGTGAACGCGACGTCGGTGCGGCCGGCGTCGGGCCACTGCAGGGCGTCGTACAGCGTCGACCGGATCTGGTCGACCAGCGAGTCGTCGGTGCCGGCGAAGGGGACGCCGTCGTTGCCGGTCGGGTCGATGTGGCCGTAGTCGCCGGAGTAGCCCTCGATCCGGACGCCGACGACCGACTCCAGGTCGAGGTTCGGGTTGGTGCCGATGTACTCGCCCGACCGGTCGACGAAGGCCGCGCCGACGTAGTTGGCGTCCTGGAGGTCTGCCGTCCGCTTGTCGACGGCGCCGCTCATGTCGAAGTCGCCGCCGCCCTCGTAGAGGAGACTGTTGTCCCGGTCCACGCGCCGCAGCGGATGGGCGGCCGGCTGGGCGTCGACGACGGCGCCGAGCTCGTCGAGGACGAACTCGACTGGCTTGGCGGTCATGTCTCCAACAGCCTCCGAAGCGCGTTGAGTGCATCCCGAATCGCCCGGGACTCCGGCAGCCCCGAGACGTCGACATCGGGGAGGAACACGCGCCACCCCGATTGGAACTGCCCGCCGCTCGTACGCGCCTGGTCGAACTCCTCGCGGATCCACTGGGGCGGGTCCTCCCAGACGAAGCTCAGGACCGGATCGCCGTCGACGTGGTGATCGGAGGTGCCAAACTCCCACCGGGCCATCTGCTCGCTTCGCCACCCGATCGTGATGGTGAGGCGGTCGCCCGTTCGCTCGACCTGGGGCTCGCCCAGAGAGTCGATGGTCGACGCCACGTCGTAACCATGCCGCTCGCCGTAGGCTCGCAGGCGCGTGTGGACGAGTTCGACGAACTGGTAGACCAGGTTCGCTCGTCGGCCGACGAACTCCCGTTCGGCCTCGTCGAGGACAGCCTCGCGGAGGTCGGTCTCGAAGGACGAGTCGAGGGTAGCCATCACCGATACGCCCCCAGCAGTTCCTCGGCCTTGGTTTCGAACTTCTCCGCGAGCGCTTCGACGTTGTAGACCTGCACGTTGTTCGGGATCTCGAAGGACGGTTTCTCGACGAGGTCCGCGGCCGCCCGGAAGGCGATGCCCCGCCGGGCCGTTTTGGGGATGCCTTCGTGGCCGTACTCGAACGTGACGTAGACCGCGTTACTAAACGAGTCGAGGTAGTACTCGTCGTCCTCGTCCTCTTTCAGCAGGTTCGTCGTGTCCAGGTACAGATGCGACCAGCCGCCGTTGTTGACTCGGAGGACGTAGTCCTTGCCGAGTGCGCTGGGCCACCGCCCGCCCTCGTAGTCGCTGCTGGCGACCCAGTCGGTGTAGCCGCCATCGGCGTCCCGCACCAGCAACTCCGAGATGGTGGTCGCATCCCGACGGGCAAGTTCGATTCGCGTGTAGTCGCCTTGCCACGTCTTCGGCGTCGCCGGCTCGCCGGCCAGGAACGCCCCTCCAGTCGGGATGTCTTCTTCGTCGTCGCGCGTCTCCAGCTCGGTCGGGAGGAGATTCGAGGACGCGTCGGGGTCGTACCAGTGGCGTTTGAACGTCTTCTCGAACCACTCCGTCTGGGCGGCGATGGCGTCGGTGACGATCTGCACGTCCTGGGCGGCGTCGCCGGGAAGGTCGGCCTTCCGGAGCACCCGACGAACGTCGTCGATGGTGCAGTAGCCTTCTGACATGGGCTATCGCGGGTTGTTCCGCGCTTCCGCCGAGATGGTCGAGCCGTTCGCACTCGTCAGTCGGACGGTCTCGGCCTGCGGAATGTCGACGATGTAACTGCCGGTGCTACTGAGCGTCCGACTGTCCACCTCGTAGGTGCCGGCGCCACCCACGATTTCGACAGTGAGCGTGTCGTCGGCATTGCCTTCGAGGCTCTCCAGTTGCACGCAGACTGCCGGCGTGTGGAACTGCGTGACATCAGCGGTGACGGTCTCGTCAGCAGCGAACGTCTTCGAGTTCGCGAGGACGGCGCTGTCGTACCACTTCGGCACGGGTTAGTCCTCCAGTTCGGCGCGGCGCTTGCCGATGGCGTCCTGGACGCCCACGCGCTCGGCCACCTCGGCGACGGCGTCGAGATGGTCGTCGGCCTCGCCGGCCCGGATGTCCTCGACGACATCGTCCATCGGCGTTCGGTCGACGAACGCGCCGGCGTCGAACTCGTCAGCGGGTGCTTCGTCAGCGTCTTCGGTCGTCGCCTCTGAGTCATCGGCCTGATCGCTCTCGGCGGCACCATCGACGACCTCGAAGTCGTCGTGGTCGGCGAGGTACTCGCCGAGGTCATCGCCGACGTCCTTGACATCACCGGGCTCGAAGCCGTAGCCGCCGACACGATAGGTCCCGCCACCGGTGTAGCGTAGCCGCGGCATGGTTAGGCACTCCCGGTGGCTTCGACGACCCACCCGCTGGTGGTGCCGTCCGTGTTGACGAGCGTGGCCGTGGCGCCGGCGCTGGTGATGTTCGCCGGCCCAGTGCCGACGAAGTCCGCGTCGGCGAACGACAGCGTCGGGGTGTTTGCGCCGCCGTTGTGGACGACCGTGACGCGGTGGCCTTCGCGAGCGGCCGCGTCGAGGTCGACGCTGTTGGTCCCATCAGGGTTGACGATGTGGAGTCGAGTGTGCTCGGCGACGGCCGTGGTAGCACCGTTCCCGGGGCTGTCCGTCTCGGTGTACGGCGACGGGTCGTCCTCGAAGTGGTCCCGGATGCGGTTGTTGGTGGTAGTCATGTCACCACCTCGTTAGGCCGTCGGCAGGTTGTTGATGAGAACCGCGCCCCCTTCGTCCTCGACCGAGAAGTCGTCCCGCGTCCGCATGAAGTAGCGGGCGAAGAGGTCGTTCTCGGCAGTCTTGTCGGTGGCGTCCAGCACCTCGATCTCGGTCTCGCGCCAGATGCCGTAGATGAGGTTCTCGGGGTAGGTGAACAGCGCCGTGTCCTCGGGCCAGGCGGCGAAGCCGTAGACGTCGTAGTTGAACGGCGTGATGTCGTCGTCACTGAAGAGGACGGCCGCGCCGAGCGGATCCTCACGCTGGGTGAGGTCGTACTCGTAGTCCTCGATGTGCGACAGGTTCATCATGTAGACCGGCTCGTTGATCGCGTCACTCCGCTTGTACTTGTTCGGGAGCGTCGACCGGGACTCGTGCCACAGCGACGTGTCGATGGCGCCGTTCTGGTGGTCGTAGGTGTTGGTGTCCGAGCGGTCGTTGAGGATCTTCAGCCAGCCGTCGTTCTGCGTGAGGAACGCCTGCGAGGCACCGCCGGAGGTGTCGGTCGTGTCGCCGTTGATCGCGAGGTCCTGCGTGTCGACGGCCCACTGCTGGGCCATCTTGTCGAGGACGATCTCGTCGACCTGCCCGATGGTGTCCTCGACGGCTTCGCGCTGGAGGTCCCACGAGAGGAGCCCCTTCTCGGCATCCATCTGGATACCGTCGGTGTCGACCGAGGCCGAGCCGCTGGACGTGCCCTCGGTCTCGGCGCCGCCGCGGCGCATCCGCTCGCCCACGCCGATGCGGGCGAGTTCCATCTTCGGCCGCGGGAGGACTTCCGTCCGGACCATGTCCATGAGCCGGGCGGTGTCCTGAACGCGGCGGTACCAGTCCTCGAAGAGGTCCCGCGGCATCACGCCGCCGGAGAGGTCCGTGGTGTCGAACTTCTCGACCGCCTCTTCGTTGGCCTTCCGGACGCCGGTCATGCCGCCGTAGCGGTCGGCGCTCATCGGTCACCCCCAGCGCGGGCGCGCGCCTCGCGCTTCTTCGAGGCGGGGATGAAGAACTCCTGTCGCTTGGAGAGGCCGCCTTCGTCGTCGCCGCCCTTCTCGGCGCCGCCCAGCTGCTGGGACTCGGTCGTCCCGGTCTGCTTGGAGATGGCGTCGATCCGCTCGGCGTTCTTCTGCGTCTGTTCGACGACCGCCTTCGCCCACTCGGGGGCGTCGTCCAGCGGGTCGTCGTCGCCGTCCGCGTTCTGGATTTCGTCCAGTCGCTCGGCGTTTTCCTTGGTCTGTTCGATGAGGTCCTGCGCCCATTCGGGCGGGTCGTCGTCGCTCATGGTGTCTGTGTCGTCCGGCGTGTCGCCGCCGGGGGCGTCTTTGGCAGTCGATGCATCCGGGGCCTCGGACGTGGTCGTCGCTGTGCCGTCATCGGACCCAGTGAGTGCGTTGAGAAACGCCGTCGCCGCGCTGGTCAGCTTGGCCTTCGCGCCGGGTTCGCCGGCGCCCTCGACGTTGACACCGCGGTCGAGGACATCCCACAGGCGCTCGGCCTCGGCCTCGGAGTGACCGCGCTCCATCGCCTCTTCGATGAACCCGTCACGGTTGCCGAGGTGATCGGCGAGGCGCTTTTCGGCGGTCGCCGCGCGTGCCTTCGAGGTCGAAAGAATCTGGGCGTCGGGCACCGCCGGGAGGTCGACCGCGCTGACCTCCTGCGTGATGCCGTCGGTGAGTTCCCAGTACTCCTCGACGTCGACGGCGTCGGGGACGGTGACGTCGTCGGGGAGGTCCTCGGGGTCTTCGCCGTTGTACTCCCAGTCGACGTTCACGGCGCCGATGGAGTGCCCGGTGAGGATGTCGTCCTCAACGAGTCCCCAGAGTTCGTCGTCGTTGTACGTCCATGTCTGGACCCACGCGCCGGCGTCGACGGTCTCGCCGCCGATCTCCTCGGCTTCGTCGAGCACCTCGTTGCGTTCGAGGGCCATCCAGTCCGACGGCCAGACGGCGTGCATGATGCCGCCGTCAGCCTCGCCGGCCTGCATGAACGCGTCGAACTGCGTGGCGAACGCCTCGATGGTTTCAGGGCGCTCCCAGTCGCCGTGGTGGTCGACCGTCCACGGGACCATGACGACCCCCGTTGCGGACTGCGTGTCCGTGTCCTTCTCGACGTAGTCGACGCGTTTCTCGTAGTGCTGTTCGTCTCGGTGACTCATCTGTCAGTTCTCGTCGGCGGCGTCGTCGGCGTCCTCGGGGTCTTTGGCACGACCGGTTTCGAGGACGCCGCGCTTCTCGCCGCGCTCTTTGTCGCTATTGCTCATTTCCAGAATCCCCGGTCGTGCCTCGCTTGCGTGGGGACGTCGGGTGCGCCCCGCGCTGACGGTCATCGGCTGGCGTGTCAGATGTCGTTCGGGATGTCGTCGGGGATGTCTTCAGGATCCGGCGCCGGCCCTTCGGGGAGCCGGTCATGGAAGTTCGTGATTTCGATGTAGGGGTACTCAAGTCGGATGTTCGCGTAGTGATACGACCCCGCAGAGCCGGCGGCGTTGAGGGCCGCCCACTCGGCGGATGGGACGTCGACGTAGGCGTACAGCGAGGACTGGCCCTCCTCACGCAGGAACGACAGGAACAGTTCCTGAGCTTCGAGGTCGTACAGCGCCTCGTCCAGATTCGAGGAGTTGAACTGCACCGTCTCGATGTCCTTCGTCGCGAGCGCGGCCTCGACCTCGCTCCAGTCTCGCTCGCCGATCTTGTTCTCCGGCGGCGGTTCGGCGCCGTACATCGCCTCGGCGTCGCCGTCGCCGTCGCCACCACCAGCATCGCCGGAGCCCGACACCTCGGCCTCGAACTCCGCGAGCGTCATCTTGCCGTACTCGTCGTCCCGCGTGGGGAGGCCCAGCTCTTCGAGCGTCTGGTTGACCGTCGCGACGCCCGAGAGTCGGTACGACCGAACCCGACGCTCGGTCATCTGAGCCTCCTCCTTGGGGTTGTCGCCACCGCGGAGTTCGAAGTCGATAGTCCATTCGTCGACGCCGAGAGCCGTCTGATGCAGGATGCGATACAGCCGCGCCTCGAACTTCGCCTGCTCGGGGGCGATCACGTCCTGGGCAAACTCCTGGACCTGCGCCTCGGAGTTCGACCGGTTGGAGGTGTCGGTGACGTTGATGAGGATCGGCGGCACCTCGTGGACCTTCGCGATCTCGTGCTCGTTGCGCCGGCGGAACTCCTGGAACTCCATGTCGTTGGAGTCGGTGGCCCCCAGCGGCTCGAACTCGATTTCGACATCCGACCCGTCCTCGGCATCCAGTGGGTTCTGCTGCTCGAACTCGTCGACCTCGAGGATGGCCGTCCGGTAGGACTTCCCCTTGAGGTTCTCCTGCAGTTCTCGGAGGTCTTCCCTGCTGTCCTCCGTGAGCTTCCCACCGGTCACCTTGATCGCGTAGTGGGGGATGCCCAAGTTGTCGAAGACGTCGTGGTTCCACTCTTGGGCGGCCTCGTCGGCGGCCATCGTCCGCATGGCGGCAACCCAGTCCGGGATGCCGTAGTAGAGGCTCAGCGGGGACGGGTTTGGAACGAAGATGAGTTCGTTCGCGGGTTCGTTAGGGAGGTCGCCCGCGTCGGAGGCGGTCTCGCCCGTCTCCTTATCGACGAAGGTCTTGTCGTCGCCGTATCGGTCGCCTGCTTCGCCGAAGTAGCGACGCCGCCCCTGTCGGATCTGCACGTAGCCGTGACCGCTGACGATCTCCTCGCGCGTCTCGCCGTCGACGGTCTCGACCTCGGTCGTGGTCTTCCGTACTCGGACGGTCGCCGCCGGGACGTGTGCCAGCCCGACCGGGGTGCCGTCGCCCTCGACGAGGATTTCCAGAGAAGCCCACCCGATCCCGTGGTAGTCCAGCCGCCCGAGTTCAAGGACCTCCGTAGGCGTCGCGACGGTCGTGTTCTCGGGGCCGATTGACCACTTCGAATCGGCGCCGTGCCAGAAGTCGTTGACCGTCGTGTAGGCCTCGTTGTCTTGATCGGGGTCGTCAGCACTCGGATGCGGGACGATGTCGAAACCGTAGCCCACCTCGTAGCGAGATTTCTTCCGGAGGCAGGCTTGGTGGGTTTCGTTGAGCTCCTGGAACGCGGCGAGCGTCTCGGGGTTGTACGGCGGGACGATGCCCCGACCGACATCGGTCGCGATGCGGCGCTCGTCGAGTTGGGTTGTCTCTTCGGCCTTTTCCATCGCACCCGCGTTGCCGGGCGTCGTGACCGAGAGGGAGACGCGGGCCTCGTCGTCGTTGTCAGCCATTTTAGAGGTAGTTCACTCCGTTGGTATCGTCACCGTCGGCGTCGGCGTCTTGCCCGCCGAAACGCCGCAGCATCTTCTCGGCCATATACCACGCTGCGACGAGGTCCGGCGTGTGGCCTTCGAGGCGGCCGTCCTCGAGTTCGAGCGACTCCATCGCCGTGATAAAGTCCTCCGTCGGCTGGTGGTCGCGATAGAAGTGGAGCATCCCGTTCTCGACTAGTGTCCGCAGCCGGGGGATCCCGTTCTCCCAGGAGTGTTTCTGCGAGCCGGTATCCAGCCCTGTCACCTTCGCGGCCAGCTGCGCGTCGAACTCGATGGCGTCCTCGACGATGTAGCCCTGGATGCCGTTCGACTCGATCACGATCGCGGCGGGGTCGTACCGGCGGTCGTAGGCTTTCAACTGCCCCTTGACCTGCGAGGGCGACAACCCCGGCTCGGAGCGGGCGTCCAGGAGGACACGCTCGCCACCACGCCGGCGCAGCCAGACGGTGAACGCGCAGTCGTCGCCGGTCGGGCTGTTCGCGGGATCATGCGTCGCGACGATGGCCTCGCCCTTCCCGGCGCGGTACTTCGATGGCGGGTCGCGGTTCCGGATCGAACACCCGCCGTCCTCGACCGGCGTGTTGACGGCGTCGGCGTCGACGAGGTTGCCTGAGGCACCGATGAACGTCAGACAGTACTCCCGCCAGAACCGGAAGTCGGCCATCTCGTCGCGCTTTGCGGCGAGCCACTCCGGGTCGCGGGCCTCGGGCCAGAGCACCTGCATCGAGCGCTCCTCGTGCCACGGATCCGCGACCTCGGTGTAGTACTCCGTCGGCGGGCGGCGGGCGTCCAGGTCGGGCGCGGTCGCGTTCCCATCTTCCCAGTACTCGAGGACAGCCGGGTACTCCGCAACGGCGTAGGCCGGGAGCGACCGGTAGTGCTGGTAGAGGTCGTCCTGGCGCTTCCGGGTTCCGATCATCACAGTACGGCCGCCGTCCTTGACCATCGGCGTCGCGGTTCCTTCGATCCACTCGCGGACGTCCTTCGGGTCGCCGTCGCCGCGGGCTTTGATGAGGTCGTCCAGGACGAGCAGATGGGCACGGTCGCCGTCGATGCCGCCGTCGAGCCACGTCGCCGTCAGCGTCGAGCCGTTCGGGAAGTCCTTGAGTTCGATGGTGTCGGCGACGCGTTCGGATTCCTGGAGGTTGGTGAGCCACGGATTGCGTTCGACGACACGGTTGAACTCCAGGTCCGTCTTCTTCTTCGTCATCCCCTTGTTGTTCATCGCCCAGATGACGCGGAAACCGGCGTCGTACTCCAGGCGCAGCGCCAGGTAACAGAGGACGATCGTCGTCTTCAGTCCGTCCCGGTGACAGTTGAGGACGAGTTTGCGCCCGTCGTCGAGGAGCCGGAGCCACTCGCCGTGATGGTCGCCGAGCAGGTGGTAGCCGTCGCGCTCGCCGCGCATATAGCCCCGGCAGATCTCGTTGGCGGCATCCAGCAGCGTGGTCGGGGTGTCGGGATCCCACGGGTTCAGCAGCGCGCGCTTGCCGTCGAGGTCGCGGCCGCTGACGACATCCGCGATGTCCTCGTCGACGCCGTCGGTGGTGCTCATTCGGACTCGGCCTCCTGGAGCTCGCGCAGCGTCTCGAGGGCGAGGTCGCGCTCGGACTCGCCGAGTTCGTGTGTCGTCGTCTGGTCGACCTCGGCTTCGATCTCCCGACGTTCGGTCTTGACGTAGTCGTACGACGTCGAGAGCATGAACTTCGCGAACGAGGAGTCGCCGACCTCGCCACGGCCCTCGCGGATCCACTCGTCCTCGCCCTGGGCTCGCGCGCGCCTGAGAGCGCGGGAAAAATCGCGCTCAGTGCCGTCGGTATCGGTGAACGTAAGGTCCTGCTCGATCCACCCCTCGGGGCCGAAAATCGTCCGCTCACCGACGCCGACCTCCCGTTCGACGCCAGATTCGCTTTTGCCCTTCTCGGCGGCAGCGACGGCAGCCCGCGCACGCTTGTCCGTGAATGCCGACGGCCGACCGTGGCCCGAGGCGTGCCCGCCGTGGGACTCGATCCAGCAAGAGTCACCCTCGGTAGCAGGGTTTTGGCAGGGCTCGTCGTCACCGGTGGGCGCTCCGCAGATATCGTCGTCAGTCATGGTCTGAAAAGCGTCGCCCCGCGCGGTCCGAACAGCCGACACCAGGAGCAGCGAATCCGCCCCGACGACGCCGACCGCTCACAGCCGAGCGGGTCGTTGATGCAGGTCGTCGTCGGCATGGTCGGTCCACCGATGCGGCGCCGTCGCGAACAGCGGCGGGCGGGTCATCGCCACATCGACTCCGGGACCGTGCGCGTCGTTCGTATCCAGGCGGTCTGGCTCTCGACGATCTTGTAGTGACGCGGGTCGGTCCAGTAGCCGGTGAGGTAGCCGATGGGTGGCTCGGGCTTCACGACCCTCTCCAGGCACGGATGGCCGCCTCGCCGAACATCCACGCCGCGACGACGCCGGCGATGGTGAGCCAGACGGCGCGAACGGCCTGGGGGACGGCCGCAAGCGAGAACAGCGCCGTGTAGGCGTCGAGGCCGACGAACAGGACGAACACGCAGAGATACAGCGACCCGACCACGTCGTTCGTGTGTTCGTAGCGGACGAGCGCCGAGGTCGTCGTGTCGTCGGTGTCGTCGGGCATGGGCTTACTCCTGCGCGTCGCTGAGGAAGACCTCCACTGCCTCGGGGCCGGAGACCATCATCGTGATGAGGAGCAGCGAGAGGAGTGGATCTGCGCCGAGGTAGATCGCCGCGGCACCGGCGAGGGCGCCGACGAGCTGGGTCAGCGCCTTGATCGTCCGGAAGGCCTTGTACGTCATTCCGTAGCGACTCCTCAGACAGCGATCCAGCTTTGACGCGTGAGTGTCGAGTTCTTGTTTGAACGTCGGTGGTGGCGTAGACATGGGTACATCCGCGGAGGCCCCGGCGTGGGGATTTGAACCCCAGCCACGACACGGAGGCCCGTAGACCGATTGTCTCGGTCCCGATAGAGCGCGTGTCGCGCAAGCCAGTCGGGGCAAGGCGGGCCGAAGGGAGGTGGATCGAGGGGAGGACGATCCGAACGGGTATGGAACGACGCGTGTGCCGGCCGCAGTCGACAGTAGCATGCACGTTGTGGCCCGCTCGTGCGACTCAGCGTCCCTCGCCTGCTACCGGATGGTAGTCAGCGGGTCATCGGGCGCTATACGCGAACGCGGTCGCCGGCCTCGTACTCGTCGAGCGTGGTCGCGTCCTGGACCCCGCGGATCATCCCCCGGCAGAGGGCTTCGTTGATCGACGGCGTCGACTCGGGTTCCGGACCGATCACGTCGGGGGGCAGGCGCTCGTCGTAGGCAGCGAGCGCGTACGCGGCGAGTCGCTGGCGGTCGACCGAGAGCCCCTTCGTCTCCAGCGTCGCGACGATCTGCTGGATGTAGCGTTTGAAGCGGTCGCGACCGATCTCCTGGTCGTCCCAGATGCGCTCGTACGACCCTTCGACGCCGCAGTCACAGAAGATGCCCTTTTGTTCGGAGACGGAGTCCGCGGGGGCGAACTCCACGGTCGTCTGGCGGTTCCGCCGACTCCAGTAGGCCTCGCGAGAGAGCTCCCAGTTCCGGCGGGCTTTGAGTCGCTGCTCGCGAACGATGGCGAAGCAGTTGTTACAGACGTCGACGGCTGACAGGACGCGCTCTTGGAAGCTTTCGTGCATGGTAGGAGAGACTCGTGACTTGGCCCCACTCTCGGGTTGGTCACGAACAGCCGGTTGGGTAGGGGTACGGGTCAAAATCGACGACGAACATGGTTATACCTGTGCGTACGTGACACGCGTGTCACCTATCGTCGAAATCGGTCGACTCGTAGGTGGTTTGGCGTCGATCTGCCGGGTCTGAATCCGGTTCGACGAGCCCCGCGTCGACGAGCCGGGCGAGACAGCGGTGGACGTGGCGGCGCGAATAGCCCGAGAGCTTCGAGAGCCGCGTCGGCGTGATCGGGCCGTGGTGGTAGACGAGCAAGTAGACGCAGGTGGTGGCGGGCGCGAGGTCGCGTTCCGGTGGGTGCTCGTCAGTCATCCTTGCCTCCCCTGGGTTGTCATCTCCCCAGCGAGGTCACGTCCGCACGCGCTACACCGATAGACCAGCAGCGAGGCCGTCCCGCAGGCCCGGCACTTCCACGGGCCGCCGTGGGTGCGGATGGTCGCCATCGACGTCTGCCAGTCGGGGCGGGCGTGGGCGAGATACGTGTGCTTGCCCCCGACGACGTCGGCGGTGAGTGTCGTCACGACCCCACGCCCTCCGTGTACGGCGCCTGGTCACACGCCCCCGAGCGGAGATGGTCGGGGAGCGACCACACGGCCGTTCCGCAGAACGGACACTTGCTGTAGTCGCGAGCCTCGTTGCCCGGCGGTGGCGTGGGGCCGGTGGAACCATCCTGGACGGCCATCACACCACCTCCCGCGTGACAGCCTTCACCATCGGCGACCCCGTCTCGCGTGGGACGCAGTACACCTCGCCCTCGCGCTCGAGTTCGTCAACCGCCTCGCGGACCGTGACGCGGTCGGTGCCGGTGCGGGCCGCGACCGTCGCGACGAGTGTGTCTCGTCCAGCCGGCGCCTCTTCGCGGATGGCGCGTCGGAGCGCCGGACCAACGACGGTCACGGCTGTCCGACCTCCGTGACGTGTGCGCCGGTCGTCTCGATCACGTCGCCGTCGATCTCGATCCAGACCGTCCAGGTGTCGGTGGCGCGGTCGTGGTCAGTGCCGCGGATGGTGACGCGTGTGGCGTCGCCCTCGGCAGGCGTGTAGGTCGCTGCCGCCCCGACGAGGCCGAGCGCGTTGGGGTAGTCGCCGTCCGATTCGTCCTCGATCTCGAATTTCGTTGCCATGTCGCGTTGAGCTTGCTCATCAACGGGCGCGGCCGAGTTGATCCAACCGCCGCGGCGGCGATCGCGTCGCTTCGCGTCGCTTCGGCGAACGCACCCGCTGCTACCGAAGTGTTACTTACACAACTACACTGTATCTAAGCTAAAGTGTAGTTTGGAGGCGGCGGCTTCCCTCCACGCCAGAACATCAGTCAGCCACCCCCTGATCCGTGGATGCGTTGATGAACTTGCTCAACGCCGCGGGATCGTCCTGAAGGATCTCAAAGTCAACCCCGACGCCCCTGTCGGGTGTGTCGGCATCGGGGCGCCGTGGTGCCTCGCGTGGATCGAACGCCCAGTCGTAGCCGTCCGGACCGACGGTGCCGTCCTCACCGTCGCCGTCGATCATGTCGTCGACGAGAGTGTAGGCGTAGCGTTCTGAGACATCTGCGACCCCGCGGATGTTGCGGGGCGTCACCGTCACCGCAGTCTGGTCGGGGCGGCGCTGGTTGTCGGCGTAGGTGACGACCGCGGCGATCTTCTGCTCCTTCGAGGTCTTTTTCGCCCCGATATCACCGAGCCGGTCGAGGCGCTCGCGGAGTTGTTCGTTCTCGGCTTCAAGATCGGCCACGCGCTCGCG